TAAGAAATAAGGGAACTGAGTATTATTCAACCCCATCATTAACGGTAGTTGGTGAAGGTAGTGGAGCAGTCTTACGCCCAATAATTAATAATGGTCAAATTGTTAATGTTGTTGTAATTAATTCTGGAATAGGATATACACAATCAACAACATCTATCAAGGTAGTTTCTGCTGGAAGAAATGTAAAACTAGAAACAAAGGTTAGAGATTTAACTTTAAATGATGCAAAGAGATATGGATCTGAATATCTACATCCAAAATTAAACACTGGGTTAGAATATTGCAATATTTCCTACTTAAATGAACTTGCAACAAATGAATTCAATGATAACGGGTCTTCTCATTCACCAATTATTGGGTGGGCATATGATGGAAATCCAATATATGGACCATATGGATATAGAAATCCAATTAATTCAGCACAAGGTATAGTCATATTAAAACCAGGATATGTTGAAGATACTTCAGTTATCGTTGATAGACCATCTGGATTTGTGCCAGGATTCTTTGTTGAAGACTATAAATTTGATAATTCTGGAGACTTAGATATACACAATGGAAGATTTTGCAAAACTCCAGACTTTCCAAATGGAACATATGCATATTTTGCTGGAATAACAACGGATGGATTATATCAACCAAAATTCCCATATTTTATTGGCAATAGATTTAGGTCTCTATATGCTGAAAATAATTTAGATCAAGACTTTGATTTTTCAAAATCAGATCTAGTTAGAAATACTTATCCATATAAAATTTCAGATGAATACTCTCAAAATGATTTTATTATTGAAGATGACTCACAATTTAATCAAGAGTCGATAATTACATCTATTGAAAAGGGTCAAATAAAAACAGTTGAGGTTACAAAAAACGGCATTGACTATAAATTAAATGATGCATTAGTATTTGATAATTCGAATTCAAATGCTGAAGGTGCATCAGCTGTAGTTTCTTCTCTAAAGGGTAAGACAATAACATCTATTGCATCATCAACTATAGAATATTCTAATGCGGTTCTAACCTGGGAAGATAAAAATAAAGCAAGAGTTTATATTACACCATTCCATGTATTAAATAATCGTGATATTGTATCAATATCTGGTCTATCAACATTTGTTCCAAAAATAGCTGGAAATAGACAGGTATCAATATCAACAGATAGATTTACCGTATTTAAAGATATTCCATCAAATCCAGTTACTCAATCTGGTTTAGTAACAGACATTTATATTTCTACTATACCAAATACCCTTTCTATAGGTTCAAGTATAGGAATAGGTACTGAAATAATGTCAGTACTAAATATTTTTTCGGAAAGAAAATTATTAAGAGTTAAAAGGGGTGTAAGTGGGACTTCTCACACAACTAGCACTTTGGGATTTGTATATCCCAACTTTATTGAAATTGGATTACCATTACAATATTTTGATTCGGATTTAAATTCAAAGGTATATTTCAATCCAAATCAGTCTGTTGGTGTTGGTACAACATCTGGAGTTGGAGTAGCAGTTACTTATTCTCTAGGAGAATTAAATTATCAAATAGATATTCCTACACAAAGCATTTATTTACCAGATCACCCATTTAAAACAAATCAAAGACTTATCATTAGGAAGAAGAGTGGAGATCCTATTTCTGTTTCAAATACAGAAACTTCATCACCATTTAATTTGCTAAACTCTTCATTTGAATATGTCTATGCTATTAACAAATCAAAAGACTACATTGGTATAGTAACTCAAGTTGGTCTAACGACAAATACTAAGGGTTTGTTCTTTAGAACAAATGGTTCTAATAATTTTGAATATTCATTTGAACCAACATATAATCAAATAACATGCACCATTCAAAAAAATGATGCCGTTGTATCAGTATCCACAGCACATGGACTTATTCCAGGTGATTCAGTTACTTTAAATGTTGTTCCTAACCAATCTGTAGGTATTGGAACTTCTACTGCGGTTAAATTAAAATTTGCGTCAGATATTCAAAAGTTATTGGTTAATCCAGTAGGTTTCAATTCATATCGTGTTAATCCAGCATTAGATACAATAAACATAACATCACATTCATATAAAACTGGTGATAAAGTTTATTATTCAGCATCTGATTTAGTATCTTCTGGGCTATCGACGGGAGTTTATTATGTTTATAGAGTAGATAAAGACAATATCAAATTAACAATAACTTATGAAGACTCCGTATCCAACCCACCAGTAATAGTTTCAATTGCATCTACTGGTGGTTCTAATCAAGCATTGTCCTTAGTTAATCCAAAATTACAACCAATCAAAGGAAATAATTTAGTATTTGATCTAAGCGATTCTTCATTGAGTGGTTACAATTTTAATCTATACTCAGATAAAGACTTTAATAACAAATTTGTATCAATAGCAAATACTTCAATCATATCAACAATTGGTGTTGGAACAGTTGGGGTGACTAGCACTGCTAAACTTACTTTAAATTATTCAGAGTTACTTCCAAATTCTCTATTTTATAATATTGAAAAATCTGGATATATTTCTACAGCTGATGTTAGTGTAAGAAATTATTGTGAGATTTCTTTCATTAATAGTTACTATAATCAAAATTATTCTGTTGTTGGTGTAGGAACAACTACGTTTATTGTCTCACTATCATCACAACCAGAAAATACTTTATATAACCAAAATAATACTTCTGCTCTAGAGTATTCTACCACCTCAAAAACAGCATCTGGACCTATTGACAAAATTTCTGTTAATTTTAGTACAAAAACTTATAAAACTTTACCTGGCATAACAAGTATCATCACTGATAATGGAAGAGATGCTAATTTATTTGTAAAATCTAATGAAATAGGTAAAGTAAGAGATATAAGAATTATAGAACAATCTTTTGAATATCCTTCTGATAATACTCTTAGACCTGAAGCAAATATTCCACCAACGATTAAATTAAAAGATTCATTAACAATTGATAGCATTGAAGTTATTGATGGTGGTAGAAATTATAGCTCCGCACCAGAAATTGTGATTGTTGATGACGAAACTGGGGAAAAGGTTAATAGTGGAATATTAGTTCCAAAAATAAATTCAAATTCAATATCATCTGTTGAAATTTTTGAATCTCCAACTGGACTTAGTTTCAACTCAAAAACTTTATTTACGACTAATAACTCAAATGGAGTCGGTATTTCCACCATACAATCATCTGCTTCTGGCATAGTAACTTGTTTCTTAACTACACCTCTAGTTGGATTTACGACTAACGTGTTTAATGCGGGAGACTTAATTTTTGTAGAGGGTATTACAAAAAATGGAGTAGGTGGATCTGGATTTAATTCCGAAGATTATGGATATACATTCTTCACTGTTTCTTCTTATGAAAATCTTATACCAGCTATAGTTAGATTTAATCTATCTGGATATACAGCAAATCCAGGAATTGCTGATACAATACAAGGTTCTTATGCGACAATTACAAAATACTCAAACTATCCAAAATTCAAAGTAAATCAAAAGAGAACTGAATTTTTAGTAGGGGAGAATTTATATTTAAATAATCTACCTTCAGATCTTTACATTTCTGCAGTTCTAAAAGATTATATCAAAATATCTGGTAGAGATTCATTTAAAGAATCTGACATTGTTAGGGGAACAGAATCTGGTTCTGTGGGAACTATTTCGGAAATTATCCATAGTAGAGGTAAATTCAATGTTGGATATGGAGTAACTGCTTCTCTTGGTTGGAAAACAAATAGTGGGCAATTAAATAATGATATTCAGGTTTTACCAGATAATGACTATTACCAAAATCTCTCATATTCTGTAAAGAGTACAATCCAATATAAAGACTCAATTGATACAATCAATAGACTTTTACATACAACTGGACTTAAAAACTTTGTAGATACTGAAATTATATCTAATAAAAAAGTCTCGATCGGATCTACTTCTGTAGATGGTCTAATAATTTATGATGTAAGTGAAGATAAGAGAGTTGATACAATCTACGGATTTGCATTATCAAAAGATACTTCTACTCAAAATGGGACATCTAAGTTCTTAAAGACTTTTAATAAAAAGTTTGTAGATGGTTTGATTTGCAAAACAAATAGAGTTCTATCAATAGATGATGTTAGCGATCAATTTACAAATAAAGAAAATGTATCAGATACATTTATTGATTTGGATGAATATACAGATTCCTTTGCAAGATTCTTAGTTCAGATTAGAAATACCTCAGGAACTCAAATAGCACTATATGAATTATTGCTGATGTATGATAATAACCAGGAATCAGTATTTACTCTAAGAAAGGGATATTTATCAAATACTGGACTTGGTATAACATTCTCTCCTGGATTCGAAACTGATGCATTAACTACTATATGGAAAGAAGAGGAATTTGCTGATGTAACTGGAAATATTGATACATTTGATGTTCTTTCCCTGAGATTTACACCAAATGATCCATATGATACTGATTATGACATAAAATTTATTAAGGAAGTTTTAAATCCAAATGTTGTTGGAGTTGCATCAACTTCTATTGGTCTGGTTAAAAACCTATCTACAAATACTTTAGTTTCTGCTGGTTCTACTGCAACTATTTTTGAATATCCAGCTAATCAATATGATGCTGTCCATTCAATGTTCCATATTTCTAACTTGAATGATAATACAATGAATTTTGTGGAAGTTTATTTGAGTCATGATGGAACAAATACTTATCTAGCAGATTATTACTTTGATTCTAATTCTTCTGAAGGAATATCTTTTAATGATTTTGGAGAATTTGATGCTTCTTTAGTGGGTGGGACATTAACATTAAAATATACAAATCCAACTACGTCTCAAGTTAGAGTATTAACTAATGCAGTTGGATTTGGTTCAACATCTGCTGGAATTGGAACAATTAGATTTATAAATGATTTCCAACCAGAAGGTACGGAGAGAAGTGCAAAATACCAATCCAATTATGTTGTTGGTACTGGTGTTACAACTATCCTAACATGTACATCCTCAGAGATTACATCAATCAAATCTTTAGTTAGTGTTAGCTATGGTTCAACATATGCACTACATCAGATACTAACAATCAATGCCGATGGAACCGATGTATTTTCTACACAGTATCCTTTCTTATCGGTTGGAAGTACCACGGGTATTGGTACTTTTGGTGCAGATATTTCATCTGGCAATGTTCGAGTAAGATTTTTCCCAGATGCATCAGTAACTGGTATAGTTACTATTAAGTCATATAATGAAATAATTTATACCGATTTAGATTTAGAAAATTCTTACCCAGAAATAACCTATGGATTTAATAGAACACAAAGTATCGGAATAGGATTATTTGATTCATTTAATAGTAAGAGAATCAATAAAACGGAATTTGAACTAGAGTATAATAACACTCCAATTTTTACAAAAGAATTTAATCCTCAAGATAGTTCAATTTTAAACCCAGCAACAGGTAAATTCACAATTCCAAATCACTTCTTTAGTACTGGAGAAGCTTTAATTTATAAACCTGGTTCTACTATTGCTGGAGTTTCTTCTGCGCCTGTTGGCATTGGTTTAACTGCAGATTCTGTTGGAGTAGTGACAAACAGACTTCCATATAGAGTGTGGGCTATTAAAGATAATAACACCGAATTTAGAATTGCAACAAGACCAGAATATGCAACCGCTGGAATTTCTGTAACTTTCACGACTTTAGGTAGTGGAAATGCACATATATTTGAGATGGTTAAGAAAAATGAAAAAACCATAATTGCAGTTGATGATGTCATTCAGTCTCCACTCGCTTGGACCCCAATAGTATATACAGTTGATGGTAATGGTGGTTTCATTGGAACAGGAGAAACTGTTTTCTCAATCAGTGGAATTTCTTCAATTGTGACTGGTGATATTATTAGAGTTGAAGATGAGTATATGAAAGTCGCTGGAGTTGGACTAGGAACTACCAGCACTGGTCCAATATCTACGGGCATGATTAAATTAGTCAATGTTGAAAGGGGATTTGTTGGTACAGTAGCTACCAGTCATATGGATGCTTCAACAGCTAGAGTTTATAAAGGTTCTTACAACATTGTTGGAAACAAAGTATTCTTTACAGATCCACCAAAAGGAAGTGGATTAGTAACTTTAGATGATAGCGGACTTCCAAGACCATTTTCTAAATTTAATGGTAGAGTTTTCTTAAGACAAAATTATGAAAATAATTTAATATATGATGATATTTCCCAAGACTTCACTGGTATTGGGCAGACTTTTAGACTTACTATTGCTGGCGTCAATACTAGTGGTATTGAGACTGGAAGTGGATTAGTTTTAATCAATGGATTATTCCAGACACCAACAACTGTAAATAATGCGGGTAATAATTTCTTATATGGAGAAAGTGCTGGAATATCCAGTATAACATTTACTGGTATTACATCTACTGATGGAACAAAAGTTACATCTATTTCGGATGTAAATCAAAATCAATTCCCAAGAGGCGGTTTGATTGTTTCTCTTGGATCAACAAATGGATTAGGTTTTGCACCCCTTGTTGGTGCTTCTGTGACTGCTGTGGTTGGTGCAGGTGGTTCGATTGTATCTGTTGGATTGGGTAGTACAGATATTCTTGGATCTGGATATAATGGACTTACAGCAATTGGTGTTAGTGTTTATCAACCTGGACATACTGGAGTAGCAGCTTCAATTAGAGCCAATGTTGGAGCTGGTGGAAGTCTATCATTTACTGTTATTGTTGGTGGAAATGGATATACAGCAAATCCTGATATTTTAGTTTCCGAACCAACTTATGAAAATCTACAAATCACTGGGGTTTCTAGATTAGGAATTGGATCTACTACCACTACTGGACTAAATGCATTAATTTCTTTAGAAGTCGGTCCAAATTCAAATCCAATAACTTCTGGAAGAAATGCAGATGCTGCAAGATTGATTCTTGCAAATAAGACGTTAATTGGTGAAGTTGCTGTAGGTAGAATGTTAGCGGCATTCCCAGCATTTACAGTTCCAGGTGGAAATCAAAATTGTATTGATGATATTGTTGATGTTTTAGAGTGTATTACATACAATCTCCAATATGGTGGTAATGACTCAGTATATGATGCTGGTAAGATTTATATCGACAATGCGTACCTTGCTGGAGAGGAAGCAGAATCAATCTATGCATTCCAACAAGCAAGAGATATGGCAATTCAAGCCATGAGAAATGAGTCTATAACCATTGGTGGGTACTCTAGTGAAACTCAAGTCTTTGATTATACTATTGAAGGTGATATTTCTGAATTACCTGGAGTATATAACCCTGGAGATTGTGCTGATGTTGCCTCAGCAATCACAACATTTGTTGGTATTGTAACATATGCTGTCGGTCTAGGAACAATACCTGGTTCAAGAACTATCGCTCCAGGATCACTATTTGAAGTTTCCAAATTCATTATTAATAGACCTGGATATGCATTTGAAATTGGAGATGTATTTAAACCAGTTGGTCTAGTTACCGCGAAAGGTTTGGTTTCTCCAGTAGCAGATTTTCAATTAACAGTCCTTGATGTTTATTATGATAAATTTGCATCATGGCAATTTGGACAATTAGACTTTATTGATTCAATTAAACCACTTCAAAATGGAACTCGCTCCGTATTCCCACTCAGATACAATTCCGAGCTAGTGAGTTTTGAAAAAGATGAGAAAAATAATGATTCCGCACTCATAGATTTAGATGCTGTCTTACTAGTATTCTTAAATGGTGTATTACAAGAACCAAAATCTGCTTATATATTTGATGGTGGTTCTTCAATTCAGTTTATTTCAGCACCTAAAGTTGAAGATAATATTTCCATATTCTTCTATAATGGAACTAGAGGTGTTGATAGCGAACAGACTGATATTTTAGAGACGATAAAAATTGGAGATTCAGTATTTGTTAATAGGGCAAATGGAATTTCAACGTCATTGTCTCAAATTTCTCAAAGAACTGTTTATGATATCCCAACTTCAGATACACTAGAGACAGATCTTTATCAAAATATTGGAATTGATGAATTTAATTATCGCTCTATAGATTGGTCTAAGCAGAAAAGAGACTTAATTATTAATGGTGATATTGTTTATAAAGATAGGGATTCTTTAGAGGGTCAAATTTATCCAACAGCAAGAGTTATTAAAACAATTCAATCTGGAGATAATGAAATATTTGTCGATAACGCTAGATTCTTTAATTATGAAGAGGATGAATCCAGTATTAACATTCCATCATTTGATGCATTAATAATTGAAGATAAGTCTCCAGTTGCTGCTGCAATTTCTGCAACAGTATCAGTCGCTGGTACTATATCTGGATTAACGATAACCAATGCGGGATTTGGATACACAACTGCAACAGTTTCTGTTAAGTTTTCAGCTCCTAAGAGATCTTCAGTTGGTGTTGGCACAACTGCTGGACCACAAAATTCTACTTCAATTGCAAGTGCTACTGCAACAATTGTAAATGGTTCTGTGTCTTCAGTAACTTTGGTAAAACCTGGATTTGGTTATACAAGCACGAATCCACCACAAATTCTCGTTGAACAACCAAAAGTAATTTCAGAACTAGTAAAAGATATTTCTATAGTTCAAGGTTTCTCTGGAATCATAACTGGAATTACAACTACCGCTGGAATTGGAACTGCCCTTGCACTCAAGTTCTTTGTTAATGCATATACTGATCTTCAAGTTGGATATCATATATTTGTATCTGGTACAAATGTTGGTAGTGGAGTTACATCAATTTATTCAAATAATAATGATGTTATTGGTGTAGGAACTCAATACGTTGATAACATTTACAGAGTAAGTGCTTTACCAGCATTGAATGAAATTGTTTGTAATATCAGATCTAATACAGTGACAACTGGAATCCAAACATTAGGAACATCAATTTATAATCCTAATGGATATTATTCATGGGGTAGATTATCTTCTCTATCCAGAGCAAGTAATCCAATATCTATTGGTGTATCTGGAAGAACAATTAATTCTGGACTATCAACGTTCCCAACAATTCAAAGAAGAGGGTATGGATTGAGAGATAATGGAGCTATTAGAAAAATTCTACCAGATTAACCTTAATAAATAGAAAGAAAACCGTTTAAAAATGTCGGCAATTATAACTGATCAATTTAGAATATTAAATGCAAACAATTTTGTTGAATCGGTAGATAGTACCAATAATTCCTATTACATTGTTGTTGGACTGCCAAACCCAACACAAGTCGGTTTTGGTAGAGTGACTAACTGGAATGATAATGTAGAAACCCCAACAGATAATTTTAGTTATTTGTCCCATGTTCAAGATACTTCTCTCTTTGGGAAAAAAGTTACTTCTTCAAATGTTAGGAGATTGGTAAGGAGAATTGATTGGACTAGAGGAAGCAGATATGAAATCTACAGACATGATTATAGCACAACAAACCTATCTCCAGTAACTTCATCAAGTCGTTTATACGATGCAAATTATTATGTAATGAATAGTGATTATAGAGTCTATATTTGCATTGATAATGGATCGAGTGGAATCAATACAACTGGAAATGCATCTCAAGATGAACCACTTTTTACTGATTTAGAACCATCAGTAGCTGGAAATAGTGGTGATGGATATACCTGGAAATACTTATTTACTGTATCCCCAAGTGATATTATAAAATTTGATTCTACAGAATATATTTCTGTTCCTTCAAATTGGAGCACCAGTACAGATTCCCAAATCCAATCTGTCAATGAAAATCAAATTAAAAAAATCTATATCGATAACCCTGGACAAAATTATAGTTCAGGTGAAGTAAATATAGTTGGAGATGGAACTGGTGGTAAAGCAGTTATTTCAGTAGATAGTGGTGGAAAAATAACTTCTGCTGTTGTATCTGCTGGAGGAAAGAATTATACTTATGCTATGGTAGATTTGGGACCTCTACAACCAGCAGGTAATATCAGCAACCCAGCAAAACTAATTCCAATTATTCCACCATCTAGAGGTCATGGATATGATATCTATAAGGAATTAGGGACTGATAGAGTATTGCTTTATGCTAGATTTGATGATTCAAATAAAGATTTTCCAACTGATACTGCATTTGCCCAAGTTTCAGTTGTAAAAAATCCATTAAGAGTCAATTCAACTAATGTTTATGATGAAAGTCAATTTTCTGCAACAAATGCGATTAAGTTGAGAAATGATGGTACTATCAGTGGTGAAAATTATTTAACGATTGGAAAAGAAATATCCCAAAGTGTAGTTGTTGATGGTAATAATGTTACTGCGGTTGGTTATGTTGCTTCATATGATGAAGAGACTAAAGTAATCAAATACTTTACAGATAGATCTTTATTCTACCACCCATCAACTTATGATCAGCAGGATTATGTTGGAGTTAGTAGCTTAGGTAGAAGATACGAATTCTCATCATCTGGAGGAACAATAACCACTACTGATGGGTTCTCTGGTTCTGTTGATACTGGATATACTGGAATCACTACAAATCCAACTGGAAATAAAAATATAAATCTTGGAATACAATTTACAAATGGTCTTGCAGCATCTGAGATAAATAAAGGAACAGGGGATATTATTTACTTAGATAATAGACCTCTTGTTTCAAGAAATTCTAGACAAAAAGAAGACGTTAAAATTATCCTGGAATTTTAAAGATGCCACAAAAAACTAATTTAAATATCAATCCATATTATGATGATTTTGATAAGAATGATAATTTTTATCGTGTCTTATTTAAACCAGGATATCCTGTACAAGCTAGAGAATTAAC